ATGGGCGCACTGGCAAAACTCACCGACGTGAAGCTACGGCACGCCAAGCCGCGCGTGCGGCCTTACAAGCTTGCGGATGGCGGCGGGTTGTACCTGCTGGTGACACCAGCGGGTGGCCGCTACTGGCGCTACAACTATCAATTCGCTGGCAAGGAACGCACCCTCGCGCTTGGTGTTTATCCGGACTTGTCTATGGCCAAGGCGCGCGAAGCGCACATGGCCGCTCGCGCGTTGCTGGCGCAAGGAGTGGATCCGATGGAGGATCGTCGGCAGTCGCGCGCAGAGCAGTATGCGGCCGCCGCATCTTCGTTTGAGACTGTGGCCAGGGAATTCTGGGGTAAGCAACTGAAGCAGGGGCGTAGCCCGGCCTATGTCGAAGAGGTGGTTGGCAAGCTCGAAAAGGACTTGTTTCCCTGGCTGGGGCATCGTCCTGTATCCCAGATCACGCCAGCCGAGTTGCTCAAGGCGTTGTCGCGGGTCGAGGCGCGCTCAGAAGAAACTGCCCGTCGGCTGCGCGGTTTTTCTGGCCAGATATTTCGTTATGCGATCGCGACTAGTCGCGCCACGATTGACCCTTCGGCCTCTTTGCGGGGTGCGTTGACGACGCGCGCTGCGTCGCATTTCGCGGCCATCACATTGCCTGGAGATTTCGCCGACCTGCTGCGCGACATGCAACTGTATAAGGGCGAGTTCGTTACGCGGTGTCTGCTACAGATGTCGGCGTATTTGTTCCAGCGGCCCACCGAGATGCGTTGGGCAAGGTGGAATGAAATAGACCTGGTGGGGGATCGATTCGGCTGGGGCGTGCCGATGTGGGAGATTTCGGCGCAGCGTTTGAGCGATCAGGGCGACACCAAGATCACGCGTACCGGCTGGGCATCGCACCTGGTGCCGCTACCGCGCCAGGTTGTCTTGCTCTTGCAAGAATTGCGGCCGGTGACGGAACGCACAGGGCTGGTGTTTGCGTCTGCGCGCAAGCCAGGCCAGCCGCTGTCGGACGGCACCGCGCTGACTGCGCTCAAACGTATGGGGTACGCCGGGCGGATGACTGCGCATGGATTTCGTGCCAGCGCGCGGACGATGGCCGCAGAGCGGCTTAAAGTCAATCGGGATTTACTGGAATTGCAGATCAGCCATCGCGTGTTCGACAGCAACGGCAGGGCATATAACCGTACCGAGTTTCTGGATGAACGGATTGAATTGATGCAGATGTGGGCCGATTACCTGGACAGCCTCGCCATGGGGGTTTCTGTCCAGCCTGCACGGCGCGCTTGATTCATTTCACACTACTGGTGTAGCCGACTGGATCCGCCAACCATCTGAGCACATCAATGCCGCGCCAGCTGATGCACCGTTTGCCTATCCGCACGGGCTGGGGTGCTGTGCCGTTGTTTACGCGTTTGCGCCAGGTCTCGCGGGAGACCGGTACGACGTCTTTTAGCGTTTTCCATCGGTACAAGCCCTCCGGGTGGATGCGCTCAAGCACATGCTTTAAGCGCGCCGCCTGGTGACTGCGCCCGGCGCGCTGCGGATGTAGAACGATAACGTTGGCATGGGACATGGCGAACCTGCTGGCTACTGCTGACCTTTGCTGAATACCCAGCATTTGACCGACGTCGAAACACTGGCGGGATTGGAGAGTCGGTCTCGAATGACGGAATTGACAACGCGGATGGCGTCGAATTTGTGGCGCTTGCTGGCTTTGAGCAATTTTTTCAGATCGCGCACGGGTGGGATCTGTTGGCGGTGCTCGGTGGCTACCTGGATGAAGTGGTTCAGGTTGATAGCAATGGTTTGTGGGTCGCGTGAGTGGTTCAGGCGCGGCTGCGCCGCGTCGGCACCATTCAGGTATTCGTAGGCTTCCCAGAATTCTTGCACCAGCGGATGGTCAGCGTTAATCGCCTCCTCGCGCTCGATGGCCATGAGGATGATTTGCTGCTCAAGCGCGGCGAACTGTTCGTCGTTTATACGCACGACATGGCGCAGCGCATCGGCCAGTGCCAGCAGCTGGCCGTGATTTTTGGCAACCCGCATGGTCTTGATCTGCGGTATTTGTTGCAGTTGGCGTTCCCGGTACGGCGTGCGTTCAAACACGGTGGTCAGGATCTGGCGCTCGCGTTTTGCGGCCGCCAGGATAAAGCCGCTGACAGCCTCCACGGGTGTTGATTCCAGCGCCATGGCGGCCGCGCGCGTGCGGCCGCTTTGACCCGAACGGTCAAAGTGCAGGTGCACAATGCGTTGCAGGATAGGAACCGATGCGCTGACCTCATTGTTCTGACTGATGACGATGGCACCGCGAAACGGCGGTTCGTAGGTCTCGTTGCCAGACGTGGCCATACCGCGCGCGCGCACGCTGCGACCGTTGTAGGCGGTTTTCAGTTCGTCCCAATCGAAGCTTCTGACGTGATTTTTCTCATCCGACATGCGCTCACGGTCGGATTCAATCAGCACGACAGGCAGGCCCGATACTTGGGCAAAGTTGCGCGCCCGCGCCGCCAATGATGATTTGCTGGGATCGAAACCCTCGTAGTCACGCCGCCCCAGCAGCTTCCACAAAAACTCGATCAACGTGGACTTGCCCGCGCCTGCCTCGCCCACGATTTCAAGGAACGGGAACGACTTCTGCTCGGCCCGGATTTGTTCGGCAAAGAGACTGCCAAACCAGAAGGCAAGTGCCGCCAGACCCTGGGGGCCGAAGCATGTCCACAGATGATCGATCCAATTGCTACCATACTCACTGGCATCGCGGTTAATGGTCAGCGCCACAGACTGTTGCAAGGTTTTGACTGACAGCTGCCCCAGATCGAAGAAGTCCTCATTGTTGATCTCGTGGATCTTGCCGTCTTTGACCGCAACGTCGCCAAGAACATAGCAGCTGTGCTCCTTGCTGTAGCCGATGTAGTCAATGGTTTCCACGCGTTTAATGTTGTAAAGCTGGCGCTCCATCATGCGTTCCAACATGGTGCTGGTACCGCTGAATACCGCGCCGGGCGCGATCGCCAGCAGGCGTTTTTTGAACTCGGCCGCCGTGCTCACCTGGCTGGCGTTAAACGTGTTCTTGACCGGCGCGCCGCTGTGGGGGAACTCCACCCGGAAGTAATACCAGGATTCATCGGTGATCAGGTTGGCCTGGTAGTACAGCGGCTTGGGGTAGCAATTGGCGATGGGTCGGATGCCGCCCGATTCTGCCAGCGCGCGTTCGCGCATATCTTCTTGCGAGAGCCCGGACTCGCGCTCGCCGATGTCATCCAGCGCACGGTTGTAGCGGTCGATGTCTAGCTTGAACCAATACAAACGACGGTCGAACTCGAAATCGAATTCGGCGCTGCGCTGGTTGTGGTTGTAGATCAGTAGTGCTTTTTCGGTCGGCGTCTTGGCAATCAGCACCGCACCATGGTGACGGAAAATTTTGCGTCCCTCTGGGGACAGACGCTGTTGCGGTTCGTCGCGACCGCGATCGCGTAGATGCAGATCGTTCCAGTCGATTTTTCCACGCCCTTGCTGGGGGATGATGGCTGCGGTGCAGTGCCAGCCCGCCTCGCGCGCGCGGGCGACCCACTTGCGGATGTAGCGGCGACCGGCACTGTCACCATCGAGCGCCCAGACCAGCTGCGGTCGTTGGCCTTGGGCGCGCAGCGCCTGCAACGCTTTCTCCGGATAGTTGTTGCAAGAAAGCAGTGCGACGGCGGCGATGCCGTGGTGTTGCAGCGCGATGGCATCGAATATCCCCTCGACCAGCCATAGCTCAACGACTTGGCCGATATCCAGCGTTGGCGGTTTCCACCAATCGCCGGTATAGGAGCCGCCCGGTTGAAACCGCGCCTTCTTCTTGCCGAAGCGTTCAGGGTGATCAATCAGACGTTCCCACCAGCCGCTGGCCAGCGGGAAGCGTACCGTGGTGGTTCCCGCGTTGATCTTGGCATCGAAGTAGGATTCCTGTGTGTACCAACCTCGGATTTTGTCCAAGTCGAAGCCGCGCGCGTATTGCAGGTAAGCGTCCGCCACTGCGGTTGGGCTCGTGGATGCGCCGCCATGCGCCATGGCGCGCGCACGCTCTGTCCAATTGTTGAACAAGTCGGGGTACAGATCTTTGACGTGCCCCTCCCAGCCGCAGTGATTCAAGCGACCGCAGCGCACCACCCACGGGTGCTCGGCGTTGGCGTATAGCTCTTTCTTGCCGCACTGCGGGCACGTGCCCTGGCGCAGCCAGCCGCCACGCTCACGGAAATTGAATTCAACATCCAGGCGGCGGCGCACATCATCGAGCAGGGCGCTGTTCATACGCGCTTGCGATCGTCTATGGCTGCCTGGGAGGCGATGACCTCGACATCGTCGTGCAGCGCTTCGATGCGATCGGCGTAGCCGCGTATTGCCGCCGCCAAGGTTTCCAGGCCCAACGCGGCCCAGCTAGCGTGCTGACCGGCGGCGGCCAGGTCGGCAACCAGGCGGATTTCGTGATGAAGGATGTAGAGCCGTTGCTCGATTTGCGCCAAGGCGCGCGGCAGTGCGATCGCGTTGGATGCGTGTGTGGTGGTAGTCATGCTGACACTCCTATATCGGGTTGAACCCGCGCCCCGCTGTCAAACGGGGTGGACGGGCAGATACGGGTTGACAGACCGGGATATAGGAACCGGTAGGGCTTGCGCCCTCCCGCATCGCCCGTCCATAAAGGAACGTGCCATGCATTGCGCAACAAAAAACCGCGACTGTCCGTAAAAAGAGGCGCGGTTTTTGTGCGCCTATATCGTCGGGCTGTCAAACCCGCGCCACCGTTGTTTGCGGCAGCGTGGTCACTGTAGCACAGCTTTGGGGCGGGTGCTACACTTTGGTCAGTATTTGGAGTAAAACTGATGGCATCAATCACGTTTGACACGTTGAAATTCGTCGATACCCTGGAGCAAGCGCAGTTGCCCCGCGACCAGGCGCGCGCTATCGCGGTTGCGGTGCGTGATTCGCATAACGCCGCAGACCTTGTGACCAAGAAAGACCTGGAAATCGCATTGGCTTCCGTGCACAACGAAATCACGGATGTACGTGGCGAACTGAAACTGCAACGCGCATTGCTTGGTGCTGTGCTGGGCGGCATCATTGCGATACTGGTGCGGTTGTTCTTCTGAGCACACCGTCATTTCTCGGTGCGGTTTCAGGCGGGTTCAGTTTAGGCAGATTCGGTTTATTCAAGTGCTCATCGTCGAAAAGAAATAGGTTTCTGCCTTCAGTGACGTCTTGACTGTTTTCTATGCCCAAGGCATCAAGACAACACTCATACAACGTCGTCATGCCGTTTGTTGTAAATAACGTGTCGGTGATCGCGGGATCGTCCGATTCAATCACGCACACGGTTTCGATTACTGCTTCATGCAATCCGTTGCGTTCTTTGATGATGTCCTCAACGCCCAGGGCATCCAGCACGGCATCGGTAATCTCGGCTACGCGGTCAGGGTTTTTCGCCACCAGCGTGAAATCTTCTTCGTGCATGGTTCCCCAGTCCCAGGCGCTCCAACTGCAACGGCGTCTCGTGCCTTGGTGCGTAGCGTTTGGATAGATTTGGTTGTCATGCTGCTTTCCCCATTGATTCGGTTGCGTGGCCTGCGTTTCCATTAAATTGACCAAATGATTTTTGGTGCATAGTCTTGACCGCCATCTGGTTCATCCAGATTTTCTCAATGCGATAACGCCCTCCTCTATTGCCGGAAATTGCAGATTTTCGGGTTGCGGTTTCCCATCCTGGTAGATGTTGGTCATACATATCATTTGGGTATCCACATAAAATAACCATGCCTGTCACCTGATTCAAACACTGCAATAGATCGGCATGCTGTTCAAGCGTCATCTCATAGCGATAGACATCGTTGTTATTTTTTCTCGTTTCTGGCAGATATGGAGGATCAACAAAATGTAGCGTGTCATGACTGTCATGTTGACGCATGACCGATAGCGCGTCGCGGTTCTCGATAACAACACCCTGTAGTCGTTGAACGACGGCATGCAGTTTCTGCGGGTAATTGCGCCATCCTTGTACGCGAGCTCCATGAATCGACATTCCGTTTTTCTGCATTGTCGCGCCTGAACTGCCAAACCCCATAAAAGCACGAACGGCAAGAAGCCGTGCTCTTTCTACATCATCGGATGACGATGTTAATATGACATTAAATTCAGCGCGTGCAAATGGAGTCAGTTCCAACTGCTCGATTAATCGCTCTGCCATATTGGGTTCGCGCAAGACGCGAAAGAAGTTGACGATCTCGCAATCAAGATCGTTATATATCTCGATTGCACTGCGTGGTTTTTGCAACAGCACACCTGCTGCACCAGCATATGGCTCGACATAGCAACGATGCGCTGGAAAGTAGGACAGCAGCCAAGGTGCAAGCCGGTATTTACTTCCGTGATAGCGCAAAGCAGGGTTCATGCTGCTTTCTCCAAGGTTTCGGTTATGTGGACTGCGTTTTCAATTTGCTGGCCTATCCAGCGCATGACCGGCACGGCCATGGAGTTACCCAGCGCTCGATAGCGCGGGCTGTCTGGGCAGTACTCGGCGGGTTTGTCACGCCACGCAATGCGCGTGTAATCGTCAGGAAAACCTTGCAATCGCTCGCATTCGCGCGACGCCAGCGCCACCAGTGCCGTTGCGGTTGAATCTTTGCCTCCCGAGACCGACACAACATGCAGCCTCATACCGAATATCTCATATCAAACATCCGTAGGCCCTATCGGGATACGTTCGTCCGGCGTAGGAATGTCTGGTTGTTTTGGCCGATGATCGAGGCACGCGCACAGCATTATTTCTGCTCCAAGTGCAATTGATCGACGCCGGTTTCGGCTATCAGGGCATCGCGCAGGGCGACTTCGGGAATGCCATAGACTCGGCCCGTGCCTTTGTTTTCGGCTCCGGTGTCATAAAGCGGCCTTCCGCCTGGTAAGACAACACGCCATTCGTACTTGAAATTGTCAGGATCACCGTAGACCTCGATCATGCGCATGTCGGTATATGGCGATGGGATTCTGTGAATGATTTTCGTGGCCATGTGAACTCCTGTCTGCGTAGCGCCGTAGTGACTGCTGAAGCAGGAAAGTGTGTAGAGGCGGATCAAGCAAGTCGCCCGCTGTGACGCGCCAGCAGGCGGCTTAATTCGAGCGCGGTGACGACATACATGCGGCCGCTGCGCCCGTCGCGCAGAAACACCGTGTGTGGCGTGCAATGGTCGATATCGAAGGCGACCGAGGCGCGTCTACCCTCGTATTCACCAATCGCCTGACCGGCGATGGTCTGTGCGGTCATGTCCGATGCGTCGGACTGTTCTTGCACGAACTGCGTTGTTTGTGCCAGCAGTTGGTTGCGGTTGACGGTAAAGCCGCGATCAGCCACTTCGCTGTAGCGGTTGCGCACGAATTCGCAGGCAAGATTTTGAATCGTTGCAGTGTGTGCAGGCGTCATAGCAGGCTTCCTTGGCGGGGGTCATTAAGAACGTCGCGTTGCCGCTGACGGTTGATATGTGGCGACAGCGGCACCTGTACATCGGGATCGGGGTCGGGCGGCAGGTTTAGAGAGCGCGCCGCCTCAAGCGTGGCGATCCACGCGTAATTGCAGTCGAGGTTGCGGCAAACGAAGGTCAGTTCTCGCATCGTTCGGGACATTTCCCGGCTACGGCGCACGATCGCCGGGCGACCGCAGTGTGGGCATGCCATGCTGATCACCATCGTCATGCGCCTTTGCATTTCCATGCGGCGACGGCTTCGGCCGGGGATCGCCCGCCGCGCGCGGTCTGCTCCAACACGGTCAGAGCGTTTTGAACCATCAGGCGCGCCAGCTGTGCGATTTTTCGACTGTCGGCATCTGCGTAACGTTTCAGCGCTGCGTGCTCGGCTTCGGTCAGGCGCAAGCCCACCATGTGATCTGCGGGCGCGTGCTTCGCGCAAGCGTGGATCGGTGTATATTCCATTGCGTAACAAGTGATATTGATCGTGACAAGGGAATTATAGTAATCATTTGTTTACTGTCAATGGGAATATGTAACAAATACTATGCTTAGTGTTGGCGAGCGGCTACGTGAGGAACGGGAGCGTTTGAGAATGAGCCAGACGGCATTCGGCGCAATTGCGTCGGTGACCAAGATGTCTCAAATAAACTACGAAAGCGGTCGCCGGTCGCCCGATACGGTGTATTTGACGCGGCTTGCTTCGGCGGGTGTCGATGTGCTCTATGTGCTCACGGGTCGGCGCGCCGCACGCAAGGATACGGATCTGGCGCTTTATGCGGATTGTTGGTTGGCGTTTGATACTGCGTTGGATCGCGCCAAGAAGACGTTGGTATCTGAGAAAAAACGCGAGGCTGTGGATACCTTGTTTGAAATGGTCAAACAAGGGGATGGAGATGTTGTGCACTTGGCAACAGGCCTGGCCAAGGTGGCTACATAAACAAGAACGGGAGGGGATATGGTCAAGTGGTTCGTTGGTTCGCTGTTGTCAGTTATCTTGGTGTTGATGTCGGCTTCAGCCGGGGCCCAAGAGCGCGAATGGTATGAGGGCGGGAATTTGCATAAGGTAAGGATGGCAGTTTGGGCTGTTGCGCAAACATCCAACCGGCTAGCGACGGCAGCAGACCTTAGTATGGCGCTGGCCAACGATGAAAAGAAACCGTTTCGCAACGCAAAACAAATGATGTCAGCAGCGCTGTATTTGGCCGATTGTCTTGATGATTATGCCCAATATCCCGATGGACAAATCCCGCTGGTTGCGGCGACTGCGGTACTTTGCTGGAAGCAGTATAAACTCGACAACGGATGGTAGGATTCTTGCGGATCGTCATTATCATCGACTTCTTTGTTGTTATTCGCGGACACTAGTGGTCGCCCATAAGCAATAATTTTCCGTGCTTATTGTTCCTGATCGGCGTCCTCGCCTTCGTCTGTGCTCATATCTTCTTCTTCGTTTGCGTCGCCATCTTCATCTGGGTTTATGTCCGCATCCCCAGCATTGCGCGTTTCAAGTTCCAGCCGTGTGTGCAGCCCCTGACCGTCCATGGTGTGTGTCACGCGTTTGACGATCCAGTCAATTTCTGAAATCGGTGCCTTGATGCCTACAAACTGCACGGGCATCTGTGGGCCGATTTGCGGCGCGCCGCGTGCCAGCGTTAAGTCCAGGGTGGCCGCCCCGCGCTGGATTCTTTGCCATTCCGCTTGCGCTGCGGCCAGCGCGTCGGGTTCTGATGCGAATGTATCGCGTAGCCGCTTTGCGTTGCCAGATATGCCTGCCAAAACACTGCGGCGTTTTGCGCGCTTGGGGTCATGCCAATACGCGCGTACACCGCTGTAACTGTCTCGGCCAGCAACGAGATAGCGATGCGCATCGCCATCGCTGCGGCCAATGGTGATTGTTGGTAGATCCTGGCCGCTGAAAGATTTCGCATCCTGTGCGGGCATGAATAGCAAGTAGCCGGATTTCACCGTGGCGACTTGGTCAAACTTGGCACCTAAGCGATTGAGAAAAGCCAGGTCGCTTTCGGTCTGGTCGATGTGCGCAATGTGTGTGCTGCCTGCGTTGCCAATACGGGCTTGCAAGCCATGCAACCCTGCAACCTGGTTGACGATGTCCGCAACCGTCGTGTTGTGGTAGCTGCGTTCGACGCGCACACGCATGGCGGCCAACAGGTCGGCGCTACGTGCCCGCAGTGTCAGCACGTCTGGTGTTCCACGGTGTTCGATCTCATCAACCCTGAATTTGCCCTTGTCGATCATGCCAGCGGCGCGCCAGCCGATCGAAACCGTCAGTTCCGCGTCTTTGCTTGGGATGGCCAATTGCCCATCGTGGTCACTAAGCTCGATGTCCAATTGGTCGAGCTCCTCGGTGCGGCATTCCGTGATCGTCATGCTGATGAGTCTGGGCGCAATGACGCTGGTGAGGTCGCGGCCATCCAGGGTTACGCGCCAGGCGGGTGCATCATAAAAGCTCATGCAACCAGGCCTCCCAGACTGATTTCCAGATTGCCGAGCGCGGGTGCTGTGTCGATCCGGTCATTGTCCACACGGGTGAGCGACAGAGAAAATTCGATTCGGCGTGGCGCACCATCACGAAAGAAGAGCGACTGTCCTTCGGTGATCCGTTCAATGATGAATGTGCCGTAGATGCGGCCCGTGCCGTCGATCAGGATCCATGCGCGTCCGGTATTGGCCATTTCGCGCAGGATGTCCAGCGACAACCGGGTGCCCGCAAGCTGCGGTAGCAGCACGCCGGGCAGCGTGATTTGGTCTGCGCCTGGCCCGACGTATTGATGTGCCGCGCGTGCCCCTACGCGGGCGCTTGATGGGTGCCGCCATTCGGTTTGGCGTTGCAGTTCCTGATACGCCAGTGTTTCTAGCGAGAACACAAAAAGGCCAAGTGCCATCATCATGGTGTCAGGCTCCGTAGTCTGTCATGGCCGAACGGCGTCGTGCGTTGCGCGCATAGTCGCGTCGGTCAAGCTCGGTGCGCACGGCGTTAGCGATTGCCTGTGGATCGGCACCATGGGGGACGGTGATATTGATGTGGATGGTGTCACCGCCGAATGTAATGGGTGTACGCTGTGCGGCAGAGGAAACGGGGGGACGTGCGTCGATACGCAGGTCAGTGGTGATGTCCGCCACGATGCCATGCGTGCGCGCCAGGGCCGAGTCGAACGCCGTGCGGATCTGGGCCAGCACACCCTGCATGGCGACGCTGTCCAATAATGGTCGCACCAGTGCATCGGATACCTGCTGTGTTGGCAAGGTCGAGACGGTAATGGCGGGTACTGCGAGGGGTGCCATCACACCTGCGGTGGCCACGGCGGCTGTGATGGCGCGTACAGATTTCAGGGTGGCGCTGGCTCCGCGCGCGATGCCAATGCCAGCGCCTTCCGACACGTTTTCGCCGTAGCCGATGAAGACGCGGCTGGGGCTGTGGATGCCCAGCTTGCCCCGAAACCAATTCATCACGTTCTGGCCCATGCCTGTGACCGCATTCTTGATGCTGCTACCCATGCTTTTGATACCTTTGATCATGCCCGACATGATGTTTGCGCCAGCTTCCGAGAATTGCTCGGGCAAGTCTATGCCTAGCCACGACATGGCTCGACTGAACGCAGACTTCAATAGGGGTAGTGGTGAAATCGCAGATATGGCCTGATTGACGGCTGTAATGCCGGACGCATTACCGTTTTGAATGCTGTCCCACAGGTTTGAGAACATACCGGTGACGCCATCCCAAGCTGCCGATGCCGCGCCCGTGACGGCGCTGGCCCCGCTGGATAAGGTGCTGCTGATGGCGGATACAACACCTGTTGCGCCGTACCATCCCAAGCTGCCGATGCCGCGCCCGTGACGGCGCTGGCCCCGCTGGATAAGGTGCTGCTGATGGCGGATACAACACCTGTTGCGCCGTCGCGCATGTCGCTCCACAGGCTTGAGAACATGCCGGTAACACCATCCCAGGCCGCCGATGCCGCCCCAGTGACGGCGCTGGCTCCATTCGAAAGTGTTTCGCCGATGGCGGATACGACACCGACCGCACCGTCGCGTATGCCGCTCCAAAGACCAGAGAACACGTTGGCTACGCCTGTGAGGGCCGCCGAAGCGATATTGCCCAAGCCGTCCCAGATGCCGCCAAGCAGGTCGCCTAACTCCGACCATTGACCAGAGAGCAGTAGCGCGATGCCTTCGACAACCGTTGCGAACAGACGCAGTGGCGCGAGTAAGACCTTCAATACGGCACCGACCACTTGGCCGACGCGTTGACCGGCGCTGGTGATATTCTCAAGCGATTCAGCCGATAATAGGCTGATCAGCGGCGAGAATACGGTGGCTAAAACTTTGCCTGTGGCGGCAAAGGCTTCGCCCACAGGTGCCAGCGCGGTGGCGATGCCTTGAAATACGCCACGAAAAAATGCGCGAATTGGTTGCCAGTATCGGTAGATCAAAAGTGCGGTCGTGGCGATGGCGGCCACGGCAATGCCAATAGGGCTGGCTGCGAGCGCTACGCCAATTGTGCGCACCAGCGTCAGCACCATGGACAAGGCGCTGCGCAATACGGTGAAGGCACCGCCCATCTTGATTCCGAGCGTGATGGCAGCGAATTTGACGGCGGCCATGGGCACCAGGATGGCCGCCAGGGACAGGGCGATGCCGCTGATTGCGCCCGCCAGTATGCCAATGATGGCAATGACCTTGCTGATCGTTGCGACCAACTTTGGATTCCTTTTGGCCCATGCGCCTATGGCGTTGACGATGCCGGTGAGCATTTGCACGGTGGAACGCATGGCCCCGTTGTTGGTATCGAATAGTTCGATCTTGACGTCTGCCCACGCGCTAAACAGTCGATCCAGATCGCCCGCCAGGTTGTTGGCCATGTCTTCAGCTTTTCTGCGAGCTGCACCATCGTCTGCCTGCGTTTTCTGGATGAAATCCCGTAGTTCGCCCGTGCCGGATCTATCCACCAAAACTGTCATGGAGGCTACGGCTCTCTCGCCGGCGATGTCTTTGAGCAGCGCACCTTTCTCGATGTTGCCCATCATCTTGGTTTTCTCGTGGATTTCTTCGAGAATATCGGGTAGATCCCGCATGTTGCCCTGCGCGTCTGCAACTTGAATATTGAGCTTGTCAAGCGCTTCGGCAGCGGCCTTTGGCGGCGCGGCCAACCGACCCAGGATAGAGCGCAACGCCGTGCCGCCCATGGATGCCTGGATCCCCGCATTGCCCAGAATACCGGCCGCTGCCGCGACGGTTTCGAGGCTCTGCCCGTAAGCGGCTGCGTTGGGCGCAACATACTTCATCGTCTCGCCAAGCATCTGCATCGTTGTGTTCGAGCGGGTAAACGTCGAAGTGAGCACGTCACCGACCCGTGTCATGTCGCTAGACGATAAATTAAATCCCGTCAGAATGTTCGATGCGATGTCAGCTGTTTCGGCGATGCCAAGGTCGCCTGCTTTGGCGACGTCGAGCACGCCAGGCATGGCAGCCATGATGTCTTGAGGCTTGAACCCGGCCATGCCCAAGAATGCTTGACCTTGGGCGGCTTCGGTAGCGGTAAACATCGTGGACGCACCCAGATCACGCGCCTGCTGGCGTAATGCTTTCAATTCGTCGCTGTTCGTTTCAAGCCCGGTCAGCGCCTGCACTTTGCTGATGGTTTGCTCGAAGCTCAAGCCTTCACGCATGATGTTGGCACCGCCGCGCAAGACGCCATACCCAACGGCACCCGCCGAAGCCCCAACCATGGCGGCATTACCCGCGAAGGCGCGCGTTTTCTCGAACTGCTGCCTGGCCTGCGCGACCTTGCGTGTCTGCGCCGCGAGCCGGTTCAGACGCTCGCGCTGGACGTCGATCTGTCGATTGGTACCTGTGATGTCGGTGCGCAACGCGCGCTCGGTCTGCGACAGGTTGCGCGTAGACAGCCCTGCGGCCGACATCGCGTTTCTAACTTCTTGCAGCTTCAGACGTTGTTGGTCATGCTGCTTCGAGAGCGTCTGCGCAGATTTCACCGCGCTTGCGAACTCTCGACGCATCGCAGCCGTAGGTGCGGACACGGCACCCATTTCCTTGGCCAAGGATCGCACACGTTCCTGGGCCTGTGACAACTGGGTGCGTGTCGTGGCCAGGCCACGGGAAACTTCCCGGAACTCGCCGATGTTTTTCTGGGCGACTTCCAGTTCCTTCATGCGCTCGCGCAAGTGTTTGAGCGCCTGTCCGGCTTCGCTGGCACCGCCTCGGATTTTCTGCAATGGAGCGGTGACCCGATCCATTGCATCCATCACGACCCGCAGCTTAAGTTCGTTTGCCATGCCTGTGCCCGTCGTTGCCGCTACGCAACCTGGCGTGTTCGCGCCACCGCATCAATTCGCTAATCTGCATGCCATCCATCGCCGACGGTTCCCAATGAAACACGACGGCAATGTCAGCCATGGCTGCCTCTACTTCGCGAGGGAGGCCAGATCGGCCTTCTTCAGCAAAAAAGAGCCAACCTTCACGCCCAGCGCAACCAAGTCGGGCAGATCCAGATTGTCCACCTCGGCTTGTGTGAGCGGCGGAATGGTAATGCGCGGCAGCAGACGTTGCAGCGCGGAGACATCCATCTGCGCCAGGTCGTTTAGCGCAATACCGCGCAACTCGCCCGCCTTGGGCTTGCGTAGCTGCACGGCGCGGATTTCCTGTTCGCCGCGCTTGATGGGTGTATCCAGTTCAATGGACACGGGTTCGGTGGCGGGGGCTGGAACTGGGGCAGTGATGACCAGCGCGGCCTGTTCTTCAGTCTTGCTCATGTGATCCTCTCGGTGTTGATGAAGCATCAGGTGCCAGGCCGTGAGGCCCGGCGGGCAACTTACATGCCGATGGCGCGACGGTGTTCGGCCATGCGATCGACACCACCCACAAGCTCGATGCCGTTGAGCAGGTCGATCTCGACAAGAACCTCGTTATCGAGCGTTTCCTTGTAGTAGACGCACTTTGTGGTGATGGTCTTGTTGGAGTCTTCGCCGGTTTTGTATTCGCCAGTGTCGATCTCCGCGTGGCGTCCACGCACAACGATTTCAAGCGCGCTAACGGCGGCGGTGTCATCGCGCTGCACGGAACCGACGAAACGCAGCATGACGCCGCCAGCCTCGGCAATGCCCATCTGTTTGATGACCTGTGCGGCATAGCCACCCACAACCCATTCCACGTCCAGGGCATCATCTTCTAGGCCGTGGTCAATGTGTACCGCGCCGTGCATGCCGCCGCCACGGAAGGCTTCGAATTTACGGGCCAGCTTGGGGCGGGTGAATGACTCGGACTGGCCGATATATGTCTGGCCTTCGTTAAAGAAATTCAGGTGCTTGATCTTGGCGGGAAGTGCCATGGTGATCTCCGGTTGTCAGTCATGGTGGCCAGCCCGAATCACGGGCTGGGTGTGTTTAGGCGGTGACCCGTTGCGCGAAATCCAGCAAGTATCTGTCTGTGATGCGTTGCTGGAATACCAGGTTTTCCAGCGGAGGCACTGGGGTGTAGTCGTAGTCGATGGTCAGTTTCCCGGACTTGAGCGTGTCGGTTGTGTTGTATGCCTCGTCAAGCCAGGCACTACCGCCCACGATGTAGCCTTGGGCAGTGAGGTTGGCGAATTTGCGATTCACCCCTTCGATAATGTCTCTGGCGATGGACGGGTGCATGGGGGCATCGACGGGCCACATGTGCGATTCGGCAATGGTGTCTGCCAGAACCTGGGCGGTGCGGGTGTAGTTCTCGAACGGGAATAGGCTCTGCGGGCCAGCCGCAGTACGAGACCCCCAGAACCGAAACCCCGTGTGATTGATGAGGGTAGTGACGTCGTTCTGATTGAGATAACCGGCGTCTGTCGCCGGGTCTTGCAGATCCCAGAACACATCTTTGCTAATGCCGGTGACGCCGTTGACGACGTAGTTCGACAGCGTCTTATGCCAACCGACTTCTTCGTCGATCTTGGCCCGCAGGCCGAGAGCGATCGCAGTGGCGGGCATCTCGGCTTCGGCGTTGATCATGTTGTTCCAACTAAGGAAGTCGGGCCAGATGACCATGACTTCGCGTTGCCCGAAGCTTTCACGGTACAGAACGGCTTCTTCTTTGGTATCGCAGCCGGAAGCGGACACATACGCGAACGCCCGCAGTTGTTGCGCAATGCCAACCAGGGCGGCAGCGACGGGCTCGGTATCGAGCATAGGTGCGCCCAGGATGCGTGGCTTGACCTTAAGCCGCGTCTGGGCCGCTAGTAGCGCGCGCATGCCCGTGTATTTTCCGTCTGCGGTTGTCGTGCCGATGACGTTACTAGTCGTTTCATCAGCCGTGTCACCTTCGGCAACGCGCACAACGACGGTAATGGGCTTTGTCTGGCTGGCCATCGCTTCTAGCACGCGACGTAGCGTGCCTTGGGTTCCGGCCGATCCAATCGCAGTCAGGATATTTGTGAGCAACACAGGCGTATTTAGAGGGAACATATCCGGGTCGGCATCGGGAGCCGTTGCGATCAGGCCGACGACGGCCGTGGAAACAGTGCGGATCGGACGTGTGCCTTCGTTGATTTCGATGACGCGAACGCCATGGTGGTAGTCGGTTGCCATTGCTTATGCTCCAGAGGTTGCAGTGGTGAAAGGAAAGGACTCCAGCAGCTTGCGCCGCAACCCGAAGGTGTCGGCGTGGCTGGCATGGGCAATCCAGCTGCACACGACAGGCCGGATGTCTGAAAGGGTTGCGCGCCCATGTGCGTATTGCCGCTGTAGTCGTCGCAGGCTGGTTTTTATCCGCTTGATACTGTCGATGCGCAAACGCCTGTGGGTGGTGAATATGCGATACCCAACAAAGTCCAGCGGATTCTTTTCGGTGATCGGCTCAACGCACGTCTTGCGATTGGTCTGCAATCGAAGCTCCGACCAGAGGAATGCTTCAATGCGTGCGCGGATCCTGTGCAGATGCGCCTTGTCGTGGTGCACGATGACGAAGTCATCCATGTACCTGACATAGTATTTTTCCCGTAGGGTGTGCTTGCAGAACTTATCCAATTCATGCAGATACACGTTGGCCAGCAGCTGGGACGTTAGGTTGCCGATGGGCAATCCTTTGGGACATAGACTGTCCGGGGCTCGGTTGGCGCTGTCGATGATGGCGTCAATGAGATCGAGCGTCGGTTTGCATCGGATGTGCCGATGTACCAGCTGCTTGAGCACGGCATGGTCTACGGACGCAAAGTACTTGCTGATGTCGGCTTTGAGAACATAGACGTGACCGTGTTGGCGCTTGACTTCGCGGATATACCGTTGCACCTGGGATGCGCCACGATGCGTGCCGTGCCGGGGCCGACATGCGTGACTGCTAGCGATAAATCGGCGCTCCCATATGGGTTCGATGACGGCCACCAGCGCATGCTGCAAGACACGATCGCGAAACGGTAACGCTGCGACTTCGCGGCGCTTCGGTTCTCTAACAAAGAAGCGCCTGTAGTTGCCTGTTTTGTACATGCCCCAGATCAATTCGTTCTGCAACTGGATGAGGTTGCTCTCAAGATCAGCCTCGAATTGGACGACTTCCGGCAGATCGCGTTTGCTGCGGCGTGCACGAAGGTAGGCCGCATGCAGCGATGCGTAGTCGTAGATTTCCGGATACAGCCCGTTGTAGGTTTTTGCCATGATGATGAAATAGGCGGCAGCGCCAAACGGTCGCGCGCGAGGCGCTACTGGAATGGTCTGCCTGTTTAGTCTTTCGGCCATAGGCCGGGGAGTTCGCGTCCTTTTGAGGGAGTGCAGTCGCCTGGCAGCGTGTGCCAGACGCTTCGGACGTTCCCCAGAAGCTGGGCGGGCACCGACGCTACTGAACGTGCGGTCGCGGGCGTTGTTCACGTTAAGCGCGAACACGCCAGCGCGCGCGCCGTTGTTCCAATTGCCACCCCGGATCGCGAGCCGTTTCAACGCGAACCCCTGTCTAGATCAATCGACTTTATCCAACCGCCGATCATGCGGCCGATTTCGTCATTCAGCTTTGCCCAATGCTCGTAACGTCTGAATTCCAGAAACCCCAGATTGGCCGCCACGCGGATCTGACAGCGCAACAGGTCGAGTTCCGCGTCCAGGTCTTGCATCGTGGTTTTCTTGTGGTATCGCTTGTTGCACACCACGACCAGACGCAATAGACCCCACATGGCGCGCCGGATCTCGGCGGCCAGGACGTGCCGCTCCGACTTCGGAAAATTCCGCACGGCCGTGTGACCGTACTCGATCATGTCGATGATCCGCTGACGAATCAAAAGATCGTCTGGTCGCAGGCTTCGATCTGGATGCTGGGTTCTAGACATCGCTATGGGCACCGAGGAACGGGCTATCGCCCGTTCGCCAGATTTCAGGGCTCAGATTTCAGAGAACAAAAGCTGGGCGGGCACCGACGCTACTGAACGTGCGGTCGCGGGCGTAGTACACGCCAAGCGCGAACACGCCAGCGCGCGCGCCGTTGATCCAATAGCCACCCCGGAGCGCGAGCCGTTCGCCCTCAATGTCCAGCCAGAAGCCATCACCGCCCAGACCTGCACCGACTAACGGATACAGGCCGTACCGAGCCAGCACGGTGAGTGCTTCTGCCGATACAGCAGGGTTTCCAGGGTTAGTCATCCCCTCGAATGTCGAACCGCTACGCACCAACGTGTAGGGATCCGTGCCTTCGGTGGCGTACTTCACCGCGTTCGCATGTCCGGGCGCGACCAGTTCACCGTTAGCGCCGTTGATGGCGCGCCAAGCGGTGGAGGTTGCCGATATATCCGTATCATGAGCCGCTGCATCATTGTTCGGGATGATGTGGATCTCGCCATCGACGATGCGAATGCCTGGTGCCCACTCCCACACATTGCCGCACAGATCGGCGATGCCAGCCGGTGTATTGTCGTGACTCCAACTGACGGGGCCGGATCCCGTCAGGGTGCGCGCGGTACCGCTGTTCTCGCCGGGCGCTTGACCATCCCGGCGCACGCCGGTCTCGTAAGGCGCATCAGAGGATGCACCATAATTGGTGTTGCCCCTCGGAAAAAATCCATTACCCAGGCACCACAGTGCCAGGGCCGAATATTCGGAATTCGTCATCACGTGCCAGCCTGCGCCGCATGCGCGGGCGCGTGTGATGAATGTGTCGTGGTTAATGCCAGCGGTGGGATCCTGTCCAGGCAGCGAGATCAACTCGCCGTTCTTGACAATCCCAGGGTACATGCCGATGAAGATCTCCGACTTCTCCACTCCGTTGACAGTGAATGCCGGATCGACGCCACTACCCAGGGCAGGATTAATGTCCTGGAGTCGAAAACGCGGAATCACGCGCATATAGCTGGGCTGGTTCAGTGCTGTGTACAAGACGGTGCATTTTCCGCCGGTAGCGGCTTCGACAGATGCACGCAACGTGTCGCGAACAATAACGGTAGGCATAGAAGTTCCTTTGTAGATTCAGGATTGGTCGCCCGGCACCGCGACGCGGGGCCAGAGTGTGATTTCGACCGCGTTCGGGTCGAGGGGAACCGGCGTGCGTAGCACGGCCCCCTCGTCTTGGGCATCGTCGATCACGTCTTCGATATACCGGCGTGCGGGAATCAGAATTTGGGCAAGATAGGCACCGTCGCCACCTTCGCTTGGGCCATCCGCGTTCTCGCGAATTTCAATGACTGTATCGACATCTTGCTGACGCTCTGCGCAGTCGATGGATACACCTGCGACCTTAACGAAGCTGCCGTTTACCGAAAAATCGGCGATTGGCTGGCCTGTAGCTTTCAGATTGATCTGGGGCATGTGAGGCTCCTAGTTGTTGAGTTTGCTGATGCGGTAGCGCAGCCGCACGCTGTCGGCTGCACTGGCGAGCTGGAATGTCAGTCCGTTGGTGGCACGACTGGTCACAAGGATGTCGCTGGCCGCGCATGGCGCGCCGACACTGGAAACCACGTCAAGATCAACGCGGTAATCGTTGGCAGACAGGCGTTGGAGCGTGGTGGATACCGAAGCGGGGTTATCCAGCAAGGTAGGAAACCGCAGTTCGAGACGCCGCACGTCTGTGATCGTGACGCTTTCCAAGTACGGGTCGGTGGCATCGGTGCTATTGGGCGGAATCGTCACGTTGTAGATGCGGATTCCATCCTCGGGCACAGACTGACCAATGGCAGTGACTGCCAAGCGCCAGCGCAGTGTGACATCGCGGTGCAGATACGCATGCACCATAACGGGTGCGCTGGAAATGTTCGGTGGTACCGATGCTGCATTGTCACCAGCGGATACTGGCCATACCCGACCGTGGGCGAAGCACCGACCTGATACCAGATTCAGATTACGGGCGGCCGTATTGGATCGCGTGATTGCGCAGCCAAACACGACGCCGCGATTTTGGATAACGATCTCCGATTCCTGCTGCACCTGTTCTTTCAGTGCCTGGACACTGCGGTTTGCCAGGGCGGCCTGTGTCATGGCAAACAGCAGCGCAGCCGCTTCGGCATTCTGGTAATCGAGCGACTGAATATTGACCTGGTCTTCGAGTTCGCCAAGTCGTGCACCGAGATTCCCTTTCCCGCCCCTGGCGTTTGCAACTTCCGACTGCGTACTGGCTGCGCGCGTATCAAGATCTTTGAAATTCTTGTCGATCTCATCGTACCGGACGTTCCACAGCGCAGGCGTGGCGTAGGGTTCGTTTTGCGGGATGGGGCTAATCTTGGGATGGGGCAAAGCCATAGTGTTCTCCTAGAACCGTAGCGTGATACTGATTTCGTAGCGTTCGTCCGACTCTTTGAGCTTGGGCGCAAACGTTTTGAACCCGACGACTGCACCGCTCTCATCCAGTAGCGCGGCCTCGGAGATCCGGGCCCCGACCAGTTCTGATTCTTCCAGAACGCCTCGGCCTGTGGTATCCAGATCGTCGCGCGTAATGGCGGCCAAGGGTTTGCGCAGCAGCTCATGCCAGAGCGATGTGCGCTTGTCGTTCGGTGCCTTGGGGGTCAAGTCTGCGTTGTGCCCGCCATCGCCAAATGCCATAAACGCAATTTTTTTGACGGATGTTCCGTCTTGCGCTTGGCGCGCTAGACGCTGGCGATATGCGTGTGCTGTGACAGCTTCAGCCATAACTGATCTCCTAATTGATGGTTGCGTGCGGTGCAGCAGGCCCGCCCACGCGCCAGACACCATCAAGGCGCAGCACGCGGGCCTGTTCTATCCAAGGCTCATAGGCCGCACCAGAAAAGTCTGGGCCAAGTCTGAATTTCCCGATCCGGTGAGCATGGGTGCCGTTTGCGATCTGAACGGCGCGCAGGCGTGCCAAGCGTTCGGGGGACACACGGGCGCGGCTCGATAGGCGGATCACAGCCGCGCCGCGTGCTGGGATCGACTGATCGCGCCCCAGCCTGAATCCGAAAGATTGCTTGCGCAACGGCTCACCCAGCATCCAAGACCCATCAAGGCGGTGCCAAGGTACCAAGCGCCGTGGCCCCGATGCCAAACGTGGGCTGGGCTTCGGATACGGCAGTAGCGTATGTTCGTGGTGTGTGGTGATCAAACGCGCGGTGGTGGGGCTCGCAGCCTTGGAACGCATGTCGGCATGCGTGACAGCATGGATTTCGCGTCTTGACAGCCGCCAGGTTCGATCGAGGCGAACGTTCGGATCCCCGAGGCGGGTCATATCGCCTACCGGCGTAGCCTGACCGTGCAGCTGCGCCAATAGTCCGGATTGGATGCTGCAATTGTGAATCAACCACCCTGGGACGGCCCCCACCATTTGGCCGACACGGAATGAACCGAAAGGTTGCGGCAGGCGAATAGGTTCGGCGTCTCGCCCGAGACGCCAGCTAGCATCCGGCGCATCGCTGATGACGCGGCCGCACCATGGGTAACGCATCCTGCTGCGCTTTTCAATCAGGGCGCGCGACCGAGTCTCGATAGCGATAATGATTGTCAGCAACAGGTAATGGACGTAAATCGGCCAGGATCTTTCCGGTTTCCACGCCTCGATCAGGCGGCGGGCTTGCGCGTATGCTTCTACGCGTTGCGCCTCGGCAAGATTGATGCGAACGATAAATTGCGCCCAATGCTGGATGTGCGGTATACCCGTGACCAAATCGACCGGATAAATTTTCTGGGTGCCATCTAGCTGCCAGGATCCATCAACTTGCAGCGTGCCGTAAGCCTCGTAGATGGCGCGCTGTTGTCTGCGCTCAAAGATTTCCGCCGTCAGACCAGAGCGGCGTACCGCCCGTTTCACGGCCCATACCGTACCTCGGCGACGATGCAACGCGACCTGGTCGGCGACGGCAGCGCGTTTGACATCTTCTGGCCACGATTCGTCCCAATCATCAATGGCAACCGTCCAAGCTAACCAAGGCAACAGGTCGATGGGGCAGGCATACGGATCCCACAAGTCGCGCAGTGGCACGCGTAGCTGACCCAGAGCGGCCAGGGTGGCAGCGACGTGACGCTCAAGTGGCGTGGCACTCGGTGGCAGCAGGTTATCCATTGGGCACCCTGACATTGACTGTGACCGACAGACACTTTGGAGCTGACCGGGCCTGCGCAGGAATCAACACGTCATCCGCGCCTGGCGTGGGAGGCGGCGACGACAACTCGACGCGGGTGACACCAGATCGGCGCAATGCCGCATACAGACCGGAACGGGTAAGCTGCGCGCCGATCATGTTGGTTTCAGCATCATGTTCCCAACACGCATCGACAGCGGCCCGCTGCACAACTTGGCCTTCCGGGCCGGGATAGGTCTCGATGGTGGCGACGATGTGATAGCCCTGTATGGCGGCGGACTCGACGATGACGGTATCGCATAGCGGTCGCACCGTTTCTGCGGATAGCGCCTGTTCTACGGCGTCCAGAATAGTTTGGGGGGCTGCGCCATCAACGCCTAGCACTGTGACCAGGACGTCTCCGGGGGTCGGGCTGCTGACCGCAACGTCTTTGATCTGATGATGGGCGCTGCGGGCGCGATTGGCATACGCGGCGCGCGGGCCTGCTACGGATAGCTGATACATCGACGCGCGAATTCGATGGCGCAATGCTGCATCGGACTCGCCCTCTAAACGGTTGACACCAAGCAACGCACCCAATTGCTCCAGATCGGCACCGCGTGAGAATGCCAGCATCACCGCCTTGGCGGCATCGTTGATGCGCTGGCGCAGTAGCAGTTCCCTGTATGCATTTTCCTGTAGCAGCTTGGTGAGCGGCTCCGATTCGAGCGCAAGCGCATCGGCGGCATCGGGATATGCAGCGATCAACGCCGCCTTGCGTTCGGTGAAGATAGACTCGAACGTCAAGGGCTCAATAACACCCGGAAAAGGCAATTGCGATAGGTCGATGGTGGGTAGCGTCATAATGCACGCGCCCTTGCTATCGTGACCGCCGTTGAGAACAGGGCACCGCCACGCGTGCGATTCCCCTCGATCGACAACGCAACGCGACCGGCCGATGTGGCCGCATCGGTCGATACGCGTGTTAGCCGCAACCGAGGCTCCCAACGAATAAGCGCCGTAGCGGCAGCGGCGTATAACTGCAACAACGTATTCTGGTTGGCAGGCGCGTCGATCAGTTCTGGTAGCAGGCTGCCATATTCCCGCCGTGCCAAACGTGACCCGACCGGCGTGGTCAGAATATCGGAGATGGATTGCGCCAAATGGTCGCCGCTTTCAAGGCTGCGGCCGCTGCGCGCGTTCATTCCCAGATAGTTGCTCATGCGTTCGGCCCATCCGTATTGCTGCCGCCACGGTAGACGCCGCCGTGCGTATGGGTATGCAGCACCACGCCGTTCGATTTCAGGTTTCCGTGCTCGTGGGTCAGATCGCCCTGGATCGCAGTGTTGTTGCCTTTGCCGTTTTTACCGCGCATACCTGCCTGGTAGGTGAATAGATCGGTCACGGTGGTTTTGCCATCCAGCGTGATATCCGGGCAGTGCAATGTGAACGAATCACTGGCATGGATGGTGCCGGTCTTGATGCCAGTTGCGGTCAGATGGCTAACGCTGTGGTCATAGACGATGGTTGCGCCGTCCGGAAATTTTGCTACCCACTCGTTGGGGCTTTCGCTTGGGGAAGGACGATCATCCTGATACATGCCCACAAGGACGATGCCAGCGGCCAAGTCGCCATCCGGCGCAAGCACGACGCACTGCTCTCCGACAGTCGGTGGGTTCCACGTCACCGTTGTACCGGCACGCAGTTCCAGCCACGGCAACCAGGCCGTGAGCAGATCGCCAGTGGAGACGCGCACGCGCGGCGGTCGAGTGTGGCTGACCTCTTGCACTCGACCAGGTCGTATCATGTTGGCGATTCGCCTAAGCATTTCCTCTGCGCTGTTCATAACGGGATGGTGCCTTTTGGATCGATCATGCGCAGCATTGCCCAACGTTGATGTCACGCATTACCGCTTCAGCTATGTGTCGGAAAGGTGCGCAATCAACGTGTCGCGCACAATCTTGATGTCGTTGTCGCTAAAACCGAGCAGTTCGCGCCGAGGGGTCACGTAGACGCGCCCAGTGCGGCGAGACGTTCTTCTTGCGCCTTCCTGGTGGATGCGCGCGATTTTCGCGGCGCGGCCAAGAAAGCCGACACCGACCGCTTGTGCACTTGTCTCGATTTTCATAAACCGCGCCGTGCGCAGCTTTGCGAACATGGAACGACGCTTGATGGCACCAATCTTTTGCCGGATGCGGCCACTTGATTTCGCGCGCGGCGGGTATGCGCTGCCGTCTGGCGCACGTTGCGCGGCAATGCGTCGGCTTTGTGCTCTGCGCAATGCCATACCGGTCTGACGCGCTACGGCAGCACGCTGCGCGGGCGAGAGCTTGGTCAACAGCGCGCCCGCCCACGATTCAATCGATTCCAGATCACTCATAGCGCTGCCTCAATGCGCCATGTTGCGAGCAACTCATCACGCGCCCAAAGTTCGACTTCTTCCGGGATCAGTGGAAGGTTTGGATCCGGTGGTTCGCCAACATGCGAGGCGACAAGACGGCCCGTGTCGTCGCGCGAGACAAGCACGCGTTCGGTCAGATCAATCTCGATGGACAAATCGACGGCTTGTTGATTCAGGAATTCGACATCGAACCGCAAGCCGTTCTTGCGCCGCTCATCGTTGAGCACCAGGTCGGGTTGATGTACGCGAGCCCAGGCGAGCAGCGGCACGATGATGGCATCGGCGTGGCCCGCATATTCGGTGACAATGATGTTCAGTGTGTACTGGTATTCAAAACTCAAGCTGCTGGCCCCTGTTGCGACAACGCGTCCGCGCTCGGCGAAAACATGTAGACGATCGGGGTTGCGCCGAAGCGCCGGGTTCGCTTCGGTGAGATGGTGGCGCAGGTGCCCTGGCTTGAGCATGGTTTACTCCGCGCTTATGGCTCTGGCGTAGCCGACGGCGAGTCGGAGCCGATTGTTGAGTTCGTCAGCATCTGCTGCCAACGCTGCATATTCTCGGTGGCAGTCTTGGAGTACCACCCAGGGGGTTGTAGCGCTTGCAGGATTTCCGCCGGAGGCGATGGCAAGTGCGGCGGCTTTACGACGTTCGGTGGCGATGACGTCGCGCAGCCGACCAGACTGCCGATGAGAATCATCCAAGGCAGCGCGCGCAGTGGCGAGCGCATCAACGTAATCTTCACGTTCTTTCTCCATGGCTTTGATCTTGATCTGTTCGACTTGGCGTGCCCGTTCAGCTGCGGCGAGCGCTTCCTCGGATGCTTGGCGTTGTGCCGCTTCCATCGTGGCCAGATGTTCGAGTTTGACGATCGATATTTGTGCGCGATAGTGTTTGATCAGCAGGTAAGACGCGAGGCCAGCAGCAAAGACGGCGGCCAGCACCATGGGTAGCGCGCGACGCACATGGGGTAGTGCGACCAGCAACCACTTAAGCATCGCGAATCTCCAATTCGATCGGGTCGCGCCCGAGGCGCTGCAACAGTTCCTTTAATGCCTGTCTGCTGGACAGCACAGCAGCCTGGCGCTGCAAAACGCCACGATATGTGCCCACCAAAATGCAACCAGCAACATCTGTGCGCAATTTCTTGCTTGTGTCGCCTGCGAGATTCCCCGCATGAATCAAGATGTCGGAGCGCTCGGGTACGTTCTGTACCCAACGGGTGCGACCAAATTTCGGCGATACATGGTCCACTGTGCGGTAAATGCCAGCAGGAATGCACGACACGCGGCTGCGGTTTTCGCGCCATGGCAGCTCCAGCGTATGACAGGTCCAGCCGCACGCAAGTTTGAGCATGCCGAAGGTTCCTTCGTCTGTGCAGGGTTCGCGCTGAATTGTGACGCGCTGCATCAGCGCTGCCCTCCCCGGAATGCGCGGAAAATATCGGACAACCAATCCATGGCATCCTCGTTCTGTAGGCGGGACGTCCATCGCATGTATGCGCCTAGCACCCACCATGACGGTAGACCTGCGATCAACATACAAGGCCCGAGCAGATAGAACATGCCGAGCTGGGGAAACCCAGCAATACCGGAGTGATCCGCCAGCTGGTTAGCGGTGTCTAACAACCCTGGTATCCAAGCCGCCAACAATGCGGCTAGCAGCGGGCCGAAAATGAACGAGCAGATCACGGTCGTGCAGATTCGCACGGTGAATTCCCGCGCCGTACGCGGCGGCAGTATCAGTAACCCGAGCAGGGCGGCTAGCATGGCAGGCACGCCGAATCCGGCGGCGATTTTGATGGCAGCCCAACTGGTGCCGGTCGTGCTTGGTTCCATTGTGTTCCTCGAATGAAAGGATGCGTGCATGTATCCCTCCGCTATTGCCATAGGTGAACCGTGGGAACAAGCGGCGTATTCGCCGGGGGTTCTGGCAGTTCAACCAACGTCCCATGCGGCAATACTGGGCCGAGATCGGCCAGGCCGGGATTGATCTGAAGAGCTTGCTCGACCACGTCTTGCGTGATGCCAAGGTGACGCCAGCACAGGGCGTCTAATGTGTCGCCTTGCCGTGCACGTACCAGCATCAGATCAACTCCACGGTCAGGTGGGGCAGACCGAGAATGTCGAGCACGGCCCAACGGGCATTGCGTCGGGATTCCTCAATGGCGCTATCCAAATCTTGGGCGCTTTTTTCGCCCGCAGCTGTGGTATCGAAGTCGCGGTAACGCTCGATCAGATCAGCATTCGTCAGTTGATAAACGGCGCGGCAATAGTGTTGTAACAACACACTGATGTTGCCTACCTGTGCAGCTGGTACAGCATCAAGCGTGGCGTAACCTTGATCGACCTGTGTGTTGCGCCACGCTGACAATTCTCTGTTGATGGCGGCAATGGCATCGCGAATGGATTCGACCAAACGTTCTTCTGTGACGGTGCCATTGATCCTGATGGTGTTGCGCACATCGGCTGGATCCACGGATGGAAAAAAACCATCATTGGGAATCTCATGGGCCGGTTCGACTTCGACCCATGTATGCTGTGGTGGCGGTGTGGCAATAAAGCTCATGGATGGCTCCAGGTGGCGGTGGGCGTGCGTCAGGCGTTGGATGCCCGCAGCCAGACGCACGCGCCGCCATGCGCTAGGGCTCGTTACGCAGCGGGCAGGCCCGCCTTTTTCAGTTCGGTTTCGAGCGCAGCGATATCCCGCTTCACGCCCGCGCCTTCATGCAATTCGAGCGCGCGGCGCAGGTGCGTGAGCGCCTGCTCGGGGTCGCTGGCGCGCAGGGCAACGCCCGTTGCTTTGTGAAGCTTGGCACGGGCAGGATCCGGCATATCGGCTTGCGCTGTCATCCCCAGCGTGCGCAGCAACACATCGACCGGAAATACACCCTTATCGCGTTGCGTTGCCAGCGCGGCATCACCAATTTCATCCGCTAAAACCGTGGCCAGCGTTCGGTCGTACTGATCCGGCATGTTCAGGCTATGGCGTAGTGCGTATTCGGCGACATCAAGAGCCCGGACATATGCGCCAACGTCGATATACCAAACCAACAGTGTCATGAGCACATCGTCTTGACCGCCGGTGCCTGTTGATAACGCACCAGTCACCCACGCGTCATATTCGGGCAGCAGTTCACGTTTGACGGCCACCTTGCGTTCAACGGACTGAATATCACGTAGACGCGCGCGATCCGTGTGCAGCTTGGCCAGCATGAGCTCATACGCGGTTCGGGCAGCATGGTCAGCGCCGGGCGTGGCGGCCGACACCTTGCCTGCCATCACGCGTTCATAGTGCCGTTGGGCTGGGCTGCCCATTACTGCACCTCGATATTCTCAAGCAGGCAACCAGCGCCGAAATCCTCGACGACGTACGCGTCATTGCTGCTCTCGTAGTTCTCGATCCGGTCGCGCTTAGGGTTGTCGATGATGTGCCGACGTCGGCCACCCAGCTGGTAGTAGATTGACAGGTTATCCAAGGGGGTAATCAGGATGGTGTTAGCCGGAAAGAACGGCACGGCAACTGCTTGCAGTCCACCCAGACGCTTCTGGCTCATGATGACCTGCGCGGCCAGCTGCTCGGTTGGCTCTTGATCGGCATTGACCAGCGTGAAATATTTCTCGTGCAACAGGCTGCGAGACACCAGCGCGACCAAGCCTGGGTTTTCGCGATGCCAAGGATCGACAAGCGATGCGACGGCGTCGTATACCAACGCATCCAGGTTCTTGTAGTCACCAGAACCGCCAATCTTGATCTTGCCGGATCCTGGGACAACCTCGGTCATCGTGCGTTGCGCAGCCTGATCTCGGTAGTGTTGTAGCCAGCCCTTGTTGACGTCTTGGAGTAAAGGGTTGGCTGTGCGATCAGACGTCACGGCACGGTTTGTGCCATTAAAGCCAACCATCACGCGATCAAGCGCCTGGCGCTGCAAGATGACGTCACGCATACGCGCTTGGAAGTCCGGAAACTTCGCCCAAGCGTCGATCTTGGCGTAGCGAATATGTGTGTCGTAGTTCGTCTGCGTTGCGTGGTAGCCCTGGCTGTCGAGCGTTGTAGGGTCAGATGTCTGGCGATCAGCGACGGACGTGTCTGTCGTGCTGGCAACAGTGCTACCGATACCCAGACCAAGTTTTTCGCCCTGGGCTTCGCGCACGCCCATGATGTTGATGCGACCCAGGAAGTCGCTGGATTCCTGAAGGCGTTTCTCCAGGCGCTGTTGTATGGTTGGATCGACTGCAAATTGTTCGGTTGTGCTGTCTACGCCGTTGACCTTGGCAACTTGGGCCAGGTATTCGTTGTAGGCAAGGCGGGTATCGCGGTGCATGGTTCAAACTCCAGATGAAAAGCTGTTCAGACGTCGGTCAAGATGCGGCCATTGCCGCCAGTCGCTGGCGGGCGCTGCGCGTGGTTGCCAGGCGTGGTGTTGATGCGTTCCCCCAACTGTTGGATGTTGGATTCCAGCGTCTTGATATGTTCGGAGAGGCTCTTGATATCGCTATCCAGCTTTGCGCGATGCTTGTGCAACTCGTACACGTCGGTAGCGACTTCTTCAATCGCTTGACCGATCTCAATGCGCGCGTCGGCGCTGGCGGCGCGCTCGGAAGCCGAGAATTTCTTGAGAACGGCGCGCACACGGTCAAGCAATCCGGATCCACTGTTTTCTTGCTCATCAAACTCGATCACAACTTCCACACACTCGGAAAACAGGTTGTCCGGGTCTTGTTTGCGGGCAGCAAACGGAGATGCCTTCAAGTCATGCCGCGCAAATGCCAGTACATCCGTGCCTAGCGACGCGGGACTGTCGGTGACGCCCAGGCCCACCAAATAGGCTTGCCCGCTATCGGCGAATTGTGGGTTGATCTCGATCGACGTGTAAATCTTCTGTCGACTTTTCGTTAGTTCGATCAATTCTGGCGTGGGGTCGATGCGGGCAAACAATGCCAGCTTTTTGTTCTCGACTTCGCGCGCCTCCAAGGCAATGACGTCACCGTAGGCTCGAAACGTGCTGTCGGGCGCGATACCGCGGATGTGTTCAATCCAGACGCGCGCGCCATATGTGGCGGGACTGTAACTGGCGGCCATCTGCTCGATCCATGCGCGCTCAATCTGGCGACCATCGGTTGTCGCGCCTTCGGTGGCGACACGAAAAAGTTTTGACGTGAATTTCTTGAGCTTTTGATCGGCTTGGGTGGGCATGGGTGAGGCTCCGGGGGATACGTATCTATCGCTAACCCGGATGTTCGCGGCGCGGCGCAGTGATCTCAATCGTTTGTGCCGTTAATGCACAGCATTACCCAAGCCTTCTCGCGAAGGATCAGCGGCAGATGCGGACAATTCGGGCATGTATCAAGCCCCGCCTCCCGTACACGATAACCGCCGCCTGGCACGCTTTCTCTATTTCCAGGGATGGCGTGTCTCATCCATCGCAGCGCACCTGGGAGAAAGTCGAACCACCATATCGAGTTGGAAGGCGCGCGACAAGTGGGATGAAACGCCGGTTATTGACAGAACCGAGCAGGCGATTGAAGCGCGACTGGTGCAACTGGTGGTCAAGGATGCCAAGGTCGGCAGCGACTACAAGGAAATCGACTTGCTCGGCAGGCAGATCGAGCGCTTAGCGCGCGTACGACGATATAGCGTCAGCGGCAACGAAGCAGATCTCAATCCAGCAATTCAAGCGCGTAATGCAGGCGAAAAGCGTCGGCAGATGCGTAACGAATTCAATGACGGTCAGATCGAAAAACTGCTCGACGCCTTTCGCGACGCACTGTTCACCTACCAGAAAGTTTGGTATCGGAACGGCCATCAACGCACGCGCACGATACTCAAGAGCCGTCAGATCGGCGCTACCTGGTACTTCGCACGCGAGGCGCTGGTTGATGCCGTCGAAACTGGACGCAATCAAATATTCCTGTCGGCCAGCAAGGCCCAGGCCCATGTGTTCAAGCAGTACATCATGCAATTTGCGCGTGAGGCGGCAGACGTAGATCTGAAGGGCGACCCCATTGTGCTGTACAACGGTGCGCACCTGTATTTCCTGGGTACAAACGCTCGTACCGCACAGGGTTATCACGGGAATTTCTACTTCGACGAATTTTTCTGGACGAACAAGTTTCAGGAACTCAACAAAGTAGCAAGCGGCATGGCGCTGCATAAAAAGTGGCGGAAAACCTATTTCTCAACACCCAGCAGTACGAGTCACGAAGCCTACCCGTTCTGGACTGGCGAGCTGTTCAATCGCAGACGGCAGAGGTCGGAAAAAAGGCTCATTGATGTCAGCCACGCCACCCTGGCCGATGGCCGCCTGGGTGCTGACAACGTCTGGCGTCAGATCGTAACCATCCTGGATGCCGAACGCGGCGGCTGCGACTTGTTCGACATCGATGAGTTGCGCAACTACGAATACAGCCCGGATCAGTTCGACAACCTGTTGATGTGCCAGTTCATTGATGATACGGCCTCGGTATTTTCACTCGCCGATATGCAGCAGTGTATGGTCGATTCTTGGGCTGTATGGCGCGATTTCAAGCCATTCGCGGCGCGGCCGTTTGGAGACAGGCGTGTCTGGATAGGTTATGACCCATCGCACACCGGCGACAGCGCTGGTCTTGTGGTGGTCGCGCCGTCGGTAGTCGCAGGCGGAAAATTTCGCGTGCTTGAGCGCCATCAGTATCGTGGCCTGGACTTTGCTTCCCAGGCCGAATCCATCCGGCAGTTCACGCTGAAATACAACGTTGAGCATATCGGCATCGACGCGAGCGGCCTGGGACAAGGCGTATTACAACTTGTGCGCCAATTCTTCCCTGGCGTGCAGGCATACAGCTATTCGCCCGAGATCAAAACCCGCCTGGTACTCAAAGCAAAGGATGTCATCACGTCCGGTCGCCTAGAGTTCGACGCAGGCTGGACAGACCTGGCACAGGCATTCATGAGTGTACGTAAGGTGCTCACACAGAGTCGCCGCCAAGTCACCTACGACACCACACGCAGCGAGGAGACCGGGCACGGCGACCTCGCATGGGCGTGTATGCATGCGCTGGATAACGAACCGCTTGAGGGCCGCACCGGCACCAACAGCAGCCTTATGGAGATTTTCTAATGGCGCAATCCGACATCGCTACCCCGCTGGTCGAGGTATTTACCTTCGGCGAACCGGAATCCGTACTCAATCGCAGCGAGATGCTGGACTACATTGAAGCATGGTCAAACGGACGTTGGTACGAGCCGCCTATCAGCCTTGATGGCCTGGCCAAATCGTTCCGGTCCAACCCACACCACAGTTCCGCGATTTACACCAAACGCAACGTGCTGGCATCGACATTTATCCCACACCGATTACTGTCGCGCGAGGCATTCTCACGTGCGGCGCTGGACTTTCTGGTGTTTGGCAACACCTACCTTGAGCGTATCGAGAGCATCGGACGCAACGCCCTTCGACTTGAACCGAGCCTAGCAAAGTACACCAGGCGTGGCACGGATCTTGACCAGTATTTTTTCGTTCGCGGCTGGCAACAGGAGCATGTGTTCCGTGTCGGTACGGTGCTTCACCTGCGTGAACCAGATATCAACCAGGAAATTTATGGCTTGCCAGAATACCTGGCCGCCTTGCATTCAGCCTGGCTCAATGAATCAGCCACACTGTTTCGACGCAAATACTACAAGAACGGCTCTCATGCTGGTTACATCCTTTACATGAGCGACTCGGCACATGATAAAGACGATATCGACGCACTGCGCAAAGCCATGCGCGAAAGCAAGGGGCCGGGTAATTTCCGCAATCTGTTCATGTACGCACCAGGCGGCAGCAAAGACGGGATCCAGGTCATCCCATTAAGTGAGGTGACCGCCAAGGATGAATTTTTGAATATCAAGAGTGTCACACGTGACGACATCCTGGCAGCGCACCGAGTCCCGCCGCAGCTGATGGGCATCGTTCCCAACAATGTCGGTGGATTCGGAGCAATAGGCCCGGCTGCCCAAGTGTTTGCCAGAAATGAACTGCGGCCTTTACAAGCTCGGTTCATGGAAATCAATGACTGGATCGGTGACGAGGTGATCCGGTTTGATCCCTACACCATCGACGAAAAGACTTCTAGCGCTGATGTCGCTTAGTTTTCAGCCCTGATCATCAATCCATTACTGGAGCAAGCAATGCAAGTGGCACCGATTATTCCCTGGATAGGCGGAAAACGCCGTCTGGCAGAAAAACTCCTACCCTACTTCCCGCCCCACACCTGCTATGTCGAACCGTTCGCGGGTGGCGCTGCCATGTTTTTCATGCGTCCACGCGCGGTGGATGTCGAGGTGCTCAACGATGTGAATGGTGATCTGATTAACCTGTATCGCGTGGTCAAAAATCACCTGGAAGAATTCGTGCGGCAATTTAAATGGATGTTGTCGAGCCGACAGGTGTTCAAGTGGCTACAGGATACGCCGGGCGAGACGCTGACCGATATTCAGCGCGCGGCCAAGTTCTACTATTTGCAACAGTCGGCATTCGGCGGCCGGGTCGAGGGGCAGACCTATGGCACGGCCACCACCACGCCGCCAGGGCTTAATCTACTGCGCATTGAGGAAAGCCTGTCGGCGGCCCATCTTCGCCTAGCTAACGCCTACATTGAGAATCTGGGCTGGCATGACTGCATGCGCCGCTACGACCGGCCGCACACGTTTTTCTTCGTGGATCCGCCCTATTGGGAAACCGCAGGTTATGGTGTTCCCTTTGCGTTCGCTGAATATGAGCGCTTAGCCGACATGTTACGTAGCCTGAAAGGCAAGGCGATTGTGACGTTAAACGATCACCAGGCCATCCGCGAGGTATTCACAGACTTCGACATAGAATCCACTGACATCCGGTATACCGTGGGTGGCGGCGGTGGCGTAGACCGTCGTGAACTGTTCATCTTCAGTTGGGATAGAAGCACCGACCCGGTCGGTCTGTTCTAGCCTGCACCCAGAAGTCCAACCAATCATATCCAGGTCGCTTCGAGCGGCCTTTTTTACGTCCGCACGAATTGCTACAGAGGCTCAACAGCGGCGCGCAACCATTTCCCCTGCCGTATGCATCGGACGCCGCGACGAGCCTTCTGCGGCCCGGTAGGACCTGTCAGCGCGGTTCGGGCGGGTGCGGGCCCCGCGCCGCCGCAGTCAGGGTCGCCGCCCCGAATGTCGCGCTACCCTCCACGCCTTCGGTCTTTGTTTGGCAAGATGTTTCTGACGCAGCTGTCGGGACGCAGCGGGATGGTCGCAAGCGGCGCGAACTCTGGCTGTTGGGCGGAAAATTAACCGTTTTATATGGACGCAAATGGACGCAACCAGAGAAGGGCAAACTCAATGGGCCATGACCTGGCGAGCAGCCTCGACCAAAAAGCCGCTGCGGGTAGAACCATGCGCCTTCACGTAAGTGTCGATCTGGGCAAGAACCCGGCGCGGCACCGTGATATTGATCTTCTCGGTACGGCCATCAAAGCGTGACACATTGATATCAACCACAGCCCAGATGCCGTCCGCGAAATCCGGGTTGGTCCGATGTTCTGCGATGGGACGTGCAACAGG